TTACTGCAGCTCCGCTATCCTGGTCACTGCTACATAAATGTCCTGTATCTTATACCAGGTTGGATAATCCACCACTCCGGATGCGGGAAGTCCGAATATATTCTGGAATTTTTTTACAGATGCAGCAGTAGCCGGACCATAAATACCATCCACGATCACTGACGGGATGGCAGGATAGGCTTTTGCTATGGCATTAAGCTGTTCCTGGATCTGCTGTACCTTTTCTCCGGTAACACCGATAGTCAGGTCATATCCCGGCCAGGATGCGGGAATCCCGGAAACTGCTTCCGCCACATTGATATACATATCGTTTCCATAGAAGCTCCGCAGGATCTCAATGGCGGAATATCCCTGATCTCCCAGAGCTTTGCTTCCCCACTGGGTCATCCATCCCCGGTCCCTGCACTGCACCTGGCGTCCGTCACAGTACTGGGTCAGGATCGGCTGACGCACATTCGGTCTGGAAAGGTAGTTTTCAAAAAGTTCATCCACGATCCGGTCGATACTCTCAAAAATATTCCTGCCATAGATCCATTTGTGGTCGTATGCTGTGGAGGATGTAATGGTGAAATCATAACCCTTATTCCGGTACCACTCTGTATAAACTCTGTTCAGAGTAAACGACATGATTGCCAGAACATTGGCACATAAATGATGATACAATATCCGTCCGGCAGTGGGTACCTGCCGGACTTTTTTAATAAGAAGTTATTTTGTATTGACCTTCATGTGTTCAATTACCTTTGTCCAGGTGTCTTTTCCGCAAATCCCGTCTGCTGTGAGCTTTACATTTTTCTGAAATGCTTTCAGCGAGGTATCTGTATCGTTTCCGAAATCACCATCCACCTTCACTCCGAGCATGGCCTGCAGCATGGATACAGCCGTTCCTTTGCTGCCTTTCTGGATAACCGGGAACTGGACTTCGATCTTGTCAGTTAATGTTACGGTGTTCTTTGTTGTCGTATTCTTCACTGTCGTTGCTCCCTTCATATATGCTACAGTCTTTTTTACAAATTCCGGCCAGCGTCCTTCTGCCTGGATCCGGCGCGGGCAGTTCTTCCTGGAAGCATCATAGTGGCGTTTCAGGCGATCTGCTCCCCATCTATACTGCTTCAGAAGCTGTGCTGCCAGCTGCTCCGCTTTATCTACTGCTTTATAGTAGTCTGTTTCCGGATTTACACAGATCTCGATGTTGATGGAATTCCGATTTGTGATACCGTACTTACCTTTTCCGTCTCCTACGGCCCAGGCACCGTCACTGTGATCAAGTGTCTGATAGACTGATTTTGAATCAACATAGTAGTGCACGGTTCCGGCCAGGTTTCCATTCTTCATGGCTGTGGCGTGGGCTTTTGCATCTGCTCCCTTGCTCCAGTTGTCTGTCTCATGGATTACAATGTAAGCAGGCTTATTCTGGCCGATATAACAGTTTTTCTTGCTGATCATTTTGATGATGTTCATGGTAGTGCTCTCCTTTTCTGTTTTTGATACTTTATTTGATGCCTTAATAGATAATATGCTATTCAAAATGCTGATGATTTTCTGGCCATAATTTCGGCCAGCTGCCCAGCCCTGTCCTTTGGGATTCTCCTGAATTCCAAGGTACTCCACATACTCTGCACAGCCTCTGTTGACGTATGTATAGCGCGGATCCACGCAACGGTTCTTCAATCGGTCCATACTGGCATACGCCTGCAGGTGCTGGATCTGGGCCCGAATGCCTTCTGCCGGGGTCTTGAAGCTGTTGCCCTTTACGCCTGTTCTGGTCACCCCCATCCCGCAGAAGTTGTTCTGTGCAAGTGTTACTGCCGATTCGCTGAATGTGAAGTTTTCGGTTTCCAGGCAGCTCTGGGCAAATGCGACATCACCACGGACACCTTCTGCTGCGCCTTCTGTGATATACAGAGGAATCATCTTTATGACCGAATCGGACACCTTTGGATTCATTTTTCTGATGTAGGCCCGCATCTGTTCAATGCTGGCCTGTGATTTTCCCATGATCTTTAACATGTTCTTCTCCTCTCACTCAAAAGAGGACGATCATTCGCCCTCTTCTGCCTCTACTTCCGGAATACCTGCTACGCTGGTAAGTATACTTACCACCCCGGCCACGACTGCTGCTGATGTTACCATCTTCCAATCCACTGCTGAAATCACGCTTCCGGCACCGATCACACCTACTGCAGTCTGAGCCATTGTCTTCAGTGCCCTGATTCCAGCTCTTTTCAGCCATTTCACAGTATCTACACTTGGTTTGAATACACAATTTTTAAACATATTCATTCTCCTTTTCTTTTGATGTGTAATTCTTCAATTTCCTGCTTCATTTTCGTCACCATGCCATTTCCTCCAAGCCTGTGGTAGGCTTCGTACATCTCACAAAAGTTCTGATAAGCGTACGATGGAATATCACCTGCTTTTGTGTATTTTGAGTGATATTCGATCATCTGAACACGAAGCAGCAGCATAGTTCCCTTACTGTTTGCATCTCGGTCTTTCTTTTGATTTTTCAGAAGCCAAACAATGTATCCTAACAAGATCGGTAATGCAATAAAATATGTCTGTGTGAGTATTTCTTTCACTATTCCACTCTTTCTCCGGTTACGCCGGCGCAATTTTGTATAAAAATAAGAGCCTTACGGCTCTGCTCTGATTCTTCTCATAAATTTCTCCAAAACAAAAAGAGAGCATTTCTGCTCCCTATATTGCATATTTATTGTGAGATGCTTTCACATCTTCATCGTATCCTAATGTGCATCTACATTCATTTGCACGACATTTCATCATTGAAACATTGAAATATTGAACTGTAGATACTCCATACAAACTTGTTACTATAACCTTAAATGAAAGGACACGAAAAGTTTCCCCATAATTTTTTATATATAATCTATATCCATTTACAATCGGATCGTAATTCATATCATCACAAATATTCTCATATTCAGATATGAATACAACATGTCCATTTGAATTTACCTTATAATCTTTAAAATTAATTATTCTTTTATCGCATCCTTTAATTTTAATATTACTTATTGGAACATTAGTAATATTGTGGAATTTTAATTCGACAAACCTGCAACCATTTTTATCTTCAAACCTTATATTCTCCTGAGATAAATTAATATAGGCTTCTTTACCTTCACGTTCTTGTAAGTTTAACAATCTGTCATTAATTTCATTTGCTCTGTCAGACTGTCGTATCGTTACATATGCCAATAAAGAAGTACCAATACAGCTTAATGCAGTACCCCAATAATTTAACATGTCTGCTTCGTTAATATTAGGATTTAATTTTTCCACTCCGCCTAAATTAAGAACTGGCAATAAAATCCAGCCTCGTATTAGAAATGGCCCCAATATTAAAAGAAAACATATAATAATTAGTATGTAATATTTTTTATCTTTCTTCGGATTATTAGATTTCAAAACAGCACATCCTTCCATATTTTGTATAGAAATTATACATTGATATATGGATTATTACAAATGTAAATTCTGGCATTTTATTAAGTGAACTACTCGGCAACAAGTTACCAGAGCATCTAAAATCTGGCGGGATACCGTCTTTTTTCAGGGTGCGTCCATGACACCAATACTGCTTGCCTTTCGGCTATGCAGCTACTTTTATTATTTCTGGCTTTTTTAGTCCGATTACGGACAATTCTTTTTAATAGTAATTACAATCCGATTACATATTAACAGATAACTTATTTGTCCACCAACCCTTCACCTTTTTGTAAAACTCCAACGAGCTGATGCTCTTTTTTTGCCTATTTTGATTTTAAACGTGACAAAGGACAGAGTTTCCCCAAACCCTGTCCTCCATCGTTAAGGCCCTCTCTTCCTTATTAATATCCATCAACTCATTATACTGTTCCTCGGTAATCCTGCCCGTTGCGAAGAAAATATCAATTTTGTTCTTTAAATCATCTGTAAGTCCGTTTCTTTCTTTAAGTTTTAATAATGTTCTATATAACATAATCATACCTCCAATTCTGTAAGTGCTACCGCATATTCACTGTTGACATAGGCTTCTGCTGATTGTAAATCCATATCATAGATATAATCACGGTTGTCGTTTAACTGCTGTTTTACGTAGTTCCAACCATTAGCCATACTAATCGGATAGTTAAATACTGTATATCCGTCTAACTGGTCGGATGTGACAGAGATGTTGGTTACTGGGTAGTTGGTGACAAAAGTTTGCAATTTAACTTGTATATCCCCCGGAAGAGGCTCAAATATAGCATTTTGCAATCTGATATACATATCTACATCTATGGCTTTAGCAATTAATTCAGATTGTGAATAACCAATAACTTTCTTTAAACAGTACAAGATATTATTTGTTCCTTTATTATTCTGTAAAAAAGTGAGCTGTGTAAAATTAGATATATGAGTAACTTTACGGGAGTCTTCTGTGAATTGAGTACTGTAATATACAGTATCAGATACTCCTTCTACTTTATTCCATCCAGGATACTCCTCGCTGTTATTCATAGTTTTTGTATTCGTATGGACTTCTCGGATATTTCTTTCGATGCCAAATACGCCGTCTTTTTCTACAACCCTATCGCTCACATACTGTTGACCGTCAATCGTTACATTGCCGCCAGATGTTACTGGGATGGCGTTGAGAGTGTAGGGGAGCTGGACGGATTGCTCGGTGTATGGCTCGTAAGAGGTGGCTTCCGAACCTTTTTCGATTTGAATTGTATCGTATATACCAGACGGGGCTGACACTCTAATATATTCTGTACCTGTTATATTAAATGTATTTATGCTATATTTGTTTCCGTCTGAAAGAATGATATTTTTTATCCACTTTTTTTTCTGCATTATAAAATCCAATTCTATATGCATAAGCGCTTTCCATTGCCGAACTAAAGTTGCGTGCTATAACAGTAATATCTTTTCCACTTGTTTTTATAAAATCTGTTGCGGCCATACTTTTTTTTGGAGCTGCTTTTATTGATCCATCAGAGCCACTTATATATCCTCCTAGTGTTGGATTCCACAGGTTCTTCCCACAAACCTTCACTGTCGGATTCACAACGTTCTTAATCTTCTGTGGATAATCTGGTGATGGGGATGGGATACCACCTGTGTAAGGTTCATATATTGGCTTACTGCCAACTCCTAAGCATATTTTAGATAAATCAAAATCTGTACTAATAAGATTCTGTACATATTTCGCATCAATTGTTAAAGACATTCTCTTTGAAGTAGTATTGGAATCAATTCCAAACCACATACTTTCTGTTTTGTCTTCGTTGAAGAATCTAAAATTACCACCATTAGTCAGAATTCCGTCTGTAACCCAAAATACAAGCGAACCTTTGGGAATAGAAACTTCTACATATTCTTTAAAGTTAGTATCTGGTGGGAGCAAATTTATACCTTTATACTGTTTCTGCTCGCTCTTTCCATACAGAACCATATCCTCTATCTTTCCATTGTCAGAATCCGCTAAATGGTTCTTTCCCTCATTCGATGCATAGAACTTTGTAATTTTGTTGGATAAATCTTCCTTTAGTGAATCAATCTTTTTTCCTGTGACTGCTGCATCTGCCGCCTTTCCAGAAATCGACAGGGTATCATCGATGCTTGTTTTTATGAACTCCTGCTGCTTTGTGGCTTCTGCCTGCAGGTTGCTCATTGCTGTTTCACCTGTTGTCTGAATATCTATTTTCGTCTGAATGCCTTCTGAGATTTCGTTTTCTAAAGTCCCGATTAAATCAGTAGCTGTTTTATTTGCCCCGTCTAAATTTGTCTTCGTTTTTGATGCTGTTGTATTTAAAACTTCCAGCTCTGCTTTGATTTGGTCTGCTATTGTATTTGATTTATCTAAGTCTACCTTGGTCTTAATTGCCGCCGTGTTAGAATCATCTAAACCCTGTTTGATCGGAGTTGCATTTTCTACTTCCGTGTCAAGATCTGTTTTTATCTGTTCTGCAACTCTAATTGTATTTTTAAGGTTATCTTCTGACTCTGCTGTTTGGTTCTTTATTTTTTGAATAGATATGCCCTGCTGCTCTGTAATTGTCTTAATCGCCTGCTGTTGCGCCTCACCGATATCGTTCTGTGCCTGAGTGACCGAATCAGACACCATCTGTTGTGAAGCAGTGGCCTGTTCCGCGTAATATTTCGCGTTGTCTTGTTCCTGATCCGGATGATCCTCTCGGCCATGTGCCCAGGCCTCCGCGTCTGCTGATCGGGCGGCTGCCTGTTTCTCTGATTCTTTTGCCTGTCGTTGATATTCCGCTGTTGCCGCAAGAGTGTGATGGAACAGATCTACATCCTCCGGAGTCCCAAAGTTTTCTGGGGCCTTTCGTTTGTTCACTGACAGGATAATAGTATTTACTGTTTCTCCTTCTGTTATGCCTGACAGATATATGTATGCCGTGATGGTTCTTCTCTGCTCCAGGGCTACATTGGGTATATCTACAGTTGATATTCCATTTACGGTTGATCCAATTACTACTTTTGCTTTTTCAGAATCTTTCCAGGCAAAATGAACTTCGAAAGTTTCCGGAAGATCCAAGCCCTTAATTTGAATTCGCTGACCATAATCATACTGCCAGAGTTCATTTTCTATTTCTATTTCTTCTCCCTTGTGTGAGAATTCTGCAATCAGCATTAACTCAGCCTCCTCTCAAGTTCTTCAATACGTTTATTTTGTTTTTTACCATTCTTTCTTCCTTTCTCCGGTGTTGCACCGGCGCAATTTTGCAAAATAAAAGAGCCTTTCGGCTCGGCTCTGATCTTCATAAATAAATCCTTTCAATCAAACACTGCTATTCTTATCTTCGAAAACATCTTCCGCTCCTTCGAACTCCGGAAGGGTTTTTAGATATTCATATGCTTCCTTGATACTCAGATCGCTAAATTTCTCAGTTTCATAGGTGACAATTTTCTGATAGGGTTGCTGAATCTCTCCAGCAAGTTGTTTCTTCCTGATTTTTTCTGAAATCAGAGAAATCACAGAAATAGAGCAATGACTGTTTACAGTATTGGATACATACAGGATGCGATGATATTCAGTAGTTACACCATCGTCCTGGATCACTTTCTTTTTTAACGCCATTTTGATTCTCCTTTTTAAAAATCTATCTTTATACTGGCTGCGATAGCACAAGTATCATTATTTACAATTTTTGAAATTTCATTGTCAGTAAAACCTTCACTACTACCCATTGGTATTTTAGCTCTAACATTCAATCCGTTACGCCCTCCTATAACTGTAGCTGTATACGATGACGGTTTTATAGGCTTTGAAGCAGTCGAACCATATATATATTTTCCATTTTGCCGAATCGTGAGTCCTTTTATACTTGATATCGAAACTTTGGTGGACATAATTGGTCGGGAAAATGGAATAAAGAATATGACTTCCTGTTTATTTGATGTAACATATCCTGTTACATAAAACTCCATATTTATTACGTCGTCAGCGCGGTAATATGGTCTCAATGTACCGTTAAACATACCGCCGTCAGGACGGTTCAGTGTATATTCGCCGAATTTAATAATAAAATCCCCTGGCGTTATTATTCCTTTGCTAATAAATGCATAGCCATCATCAACTGCGAAAAAAGGATAATTACCATTAGGAACTGAATTACTTCCAACCACAAGCGGACAATCTGAATAAATAAATTGCGAATTACTGCTTACTTGGAATCCTATTCGTACTCGTTCGCCAAATTCAGCCTTATTTCCGATTTGAATTCCGTTTTTAGTCGGTTTCATCAATGTTTTCCCAAACTTCAAGCTGCTCTCAATCTCACCGGATTTGATATGGAATACATTTCCTGTGATCCAGGCAGTTGCATCGGAATCGGGGGTTATGGCGGTGTCACTGGTGCCTTTGAACTGGATGGAATCGTTGGTGATCTTCAATTTGTTTTTGGAATTGGAATGACCAAGTAAAATATTGCCGCTTTCGAGAGTGATATACTTCTGATAAGTTCCAACTTCGGCACCGTCGACCATTGTGGCTGTTTTCCATTTAAACGCCCAATCGTTGTATGTTTTCACAAATTCGGAACTTATATCCACGTCTTTTTTCAGACCAGAGGCTAACGTGTAAGCATCTTCTGCCGTAGTTCGATATGCCAGTGACTGCTCAACACCATTCGTTGGCTTTGCGTCTTGTTTTGTAAAATTTGGATTCCATCCGCTGTAAATACCAGATATGGTGTAATTTCCATTCCAGTATTGCCATGGAAGATATGTCCAGACTTCACACACATTCGATGCCGTTGCTCGTACACTAACCAGAAGATCTTTAGTGTTCTGTCGTGTAACGCTTGCGCCAAATGCCGCCGTCGTACTTGCTTTGTCCTGCCACCCATCTTTTATGATGATCTCGGCTTGAGAATTTTGGCTTTCTGTCCCGTTGAAACCGTTTCCGGTCTGAAGAGTAATAACGACAACTGAAGCATCGCCGGCGGACGTGAGTGTCCCAAGTCGAACCCATTGCGCTTTGTTGTTTGCCCCGCCAAAAGAATAGCTCTTTGTCGCAATCTTATTTAAAGCATTTACTGAAGAATTGGCATTATCTGCTGATTTCTGTGCCGTGTCGATTTTACCATCTACGTCTTCAGGCGCGGGCGTCCAGTCTGTTGGAACTGTTCCGAATTCACCTTTTACATTTCGAATCTTGAACTTAATCGGAGATTTTGCGTCTGTAGTAATGATACCCCAGTTCGATGAAGCGTCAAATATATCATATGAAACATCTGTTCTGGGCGTGTACGAGAACCATACTCTTTGCCATTTATTGGCTACCAACGAATGATCTGAAGATTTACGCAAGGACACATTATCATTGTCATTACCGGTCCCACTCGGCATTCCGTCGAAACCGTTATTTATATCAGAGTTCCAAATGCAGGCAACTTCAGGATTTACTTCCAGACTGATTATATATGTGTATCCTCGTGGAATGTAGATTTTCTTCACGCCAGTATCGAAATAAATTCCTCGACCCCATGAATTGGAACCAATCGGAGCCACACAAGTCCAGGTGTTTGATGTTTTATCATAAGAAAATGTTGATAATCCATTACAGTTTTTGATCATCCCTACGGGAATTAAGTTTCTTCCGCCAACTTTCAGATTGTCAATTTTATTATTCGCACTATCAGCAGTACTTTTGGCAACATTTGCCGTGGATGCTGCATTGGACGCGGTTGATTTTGCTGTGTTTGCTGTACTATTTGCTGTATTTGCTGTGGACACAGCATTACTTGCGTTGGCGTTGGCGTTATTGATTGCGTTTGCCAAGACGGGATTTGTCGTGGTTGTGTTTCCGTTGCTGAATGTGATGTGTGATCTCGTCCAGATATATTTTCCGGACTCCCAGTTGGGCTGAGCATCGGACCATGAACCACCGGCCTGAGCAGTATTTGATGTTGATTTATACCACTGATCTTTGATGGTGGTAACGCTTACGCCCTGAGGACCAATAGATCCAGTGTTTCCCTGTGGTCCCTGAGCACCTGTCTCTCCTTTAAGTCCAGTTGGTCCCTGAGGTCCAGTAGCTCCTTTGTCACCTTGCGGCCCCTGAGCGCCAGTTTCCCCTTTGGGTCCGGCGGCACCTTGTGGACCACGAGCACCCTGAGCTCCGGTATTACCGGTTATACATACTCCGTTTTCAGAAGGCGTGAATTCGGTACGATCATCTCCGTAGGTTACGAAATTTCGTCTCCAAATATACTTACCCTCTGTCCATGTGGGCTGGCTGTTACTCCACGAACCACCAACTAAGGATGTTGGGGATGTGGATGAATAAAACTGTTCGAGTGTTGATTTGATTGTGTTATCTATTGTGGCTGCTTCTTTTGAACCAATCCGGAAATTGCTGACATTAATATCTAACATATCCGTCACTGGATTAAATTCCAACGATGAATTTTTACCTTTAAGTTTGAATACGCCATCGGCATACATCTGAATTGGAGATTCTTTCTTACTTGTAAGAGCCCCGTCACCAAGCCCAAGACCGGTGGTGGAAATATAAACACCGCTTGTTGGATCATTAATAGCCAGCTTGCCACTATAGATGGCATTTTGACTCATATCAAACTGGGCAATTTTAGCCTGGAATGCAGACAGATCAACGACATCTATAGAGGCAGCCTGAACCTTCTGTCCGTTCACTTCTGCCTCAGATACGCCATTTGCGATATTAATTGCTTTGACAATGGAGTCCTGACCATCCGGACCGGTGATGATAAGGCGCTCGGTCTTAATCGTACCGGCTACAATAGAATCTGCATTGATAGACTTGATCTTCGCTGCTTCAATCGTCGCATCAGCAATCTTAGCGTTTGTTACAGCTCCTTCATGGATTGCTGCAGTGCCAATAGAGCCATCTTTGAGGACACCTTTTTCAATCCATGCATTATTTACATTTGCAAGGTCTATGTTTGCTTTTTTAGCATCAATTTCCCCAACATTCTCTTTAACTACATCCAGTTCCTTAATAGATGCATACGTGATTTTTGCAGTCTCCACATCTAGTTTGTTGATCATCGCTCTGTCAATCATTACCAACTGTGCGTAATACCGTTCCATTTCTTTTGTCTGCGGGCCTTTATAATCTGCATTGGTTTCTTCTTCTGACAGGCCGACAGCTTCAACTGAATATGTAAGACCGCCATCGTATTCCCAATCCAGTTTCATGATAGGAACCTTATATGTGTTTCCAAACAGATCTGTTACGGTCAGGATATCCCAAGGATCCAGTCGGGGATCTCCCAGCATTTTCAATGTACCTGGCATATAGGAGAAATTTTTGAAAGATGCCAGGATCTTGTTGAGTACTGCCTGTGTCATAAACGGATTTGACAGTGATATGCTTCTTGTTCCAGAACCTGCAGTTATCGAAATACTTGTTCCGTTCTTATTCTCTCCGGTGGCACACACCATTCTAGTCACATTGAAAGCATAATCGTTATGTTCAAAGTTTCCCCAGTACCGTCCTGCTCCTATTTTATATGCTGAATCCACATAGGTGTGTAGCTCGATCTGACCTATACGGTTGCAAACCGCAAACGCCCCATAAAGCTGGGCCACGTAGGAAAGCACTTCCCTGCAACTATATCCTTTCGGCACTTTCATAGATATCGCAGTTAATCCGGTTGTCACTATTGGCACACCTGTGATTTCTGCAATCTTCTTCAGTACTGCCACCGTATTTGTAGTTGTGCCATTCATGGAAAACGTCCGCTCTGTGTTCATCATACGGTCGTAAGCCGTGAACGTGATCTGATCATCCGTTTTTTGGGACTTTCCTGCTGTAAAATATCCCATGGGGATATATTCTGTTTTTCCGTTCACGTCCATACCAATCTGAAGGAGCATTTCTGTTCCTTCAACTACCAGTCCTTTGCCAGGAATTGTCACTTCTATGTACTGTGACATGGTAGAACCCAGAGAAAAATCGTCTTCTCCTTCAGAACCTCCGGTGAATTTGATACTTCGTACGGTTGTGATGGATGTTTCTCCATAGGTGAGTAAACATTTAAATGTTCTGGAATCCTGCTGTACCAAGGTTCCAAATGCAGTTGTTGACTGATACACAGGACCGCCTCCTTACTCTGTCAACATGAAATCAATGACATCCAGTTCAGCCATGGTCAGTGAATCATATTTCGGATCTTCGTCACATTTCTCGACTACTGAGATGGAAACAGTATGAATCTCCACCTCGGTCTCAATATTCAGAAGTTCACTCATATCCTTCCCAAATCTTTCTTTGTCTTCCATGATATAGCAGTCGTCTTCCGTCATGATCTCACCATTTTCATCTTTCTTGGCGTATCTGCGGATCAATTCTTCCCGTTCCGCAGTGTAAGCTGACGCAGCCTCCTGGACTGCTGCCACGTTCTTCTTGATCGCATACGCCAAACGGACTGGCAAGCTCTTTTTTTTCATAGATACGCAAGTATTTAAAAAGTCTACAATTTCTTTGTTTTGCATTTTCATTGTTCTGTTCTCCTTATTTTCCGATCAGTGTCGCCCCTACTCCTTTGTATGTTTTCACACCGTCCACATAACTGTATACCGGATAGGATGGTGTGTTTGAGTAGCATCTCTTTGTTATCCGGGAATTGCTTCCAGGATCCGTAAATGTCACATTAAAGAAAGCAGGGCTGATTGCTGCATCAATCTTGGCAGCATCCGCTCTGCTTAACATGGGCCATGTAATTTCCAACGTATATTTAATAGCAATAAGATCGCCTACCATATCACCATTCGCTACACGCCCTGTATTATTTGACCAGATTTTTTCCTTTTTTATTGTCAAACCCGAAAGGGCCGGAGTCGGCATCGTAACTCCGTCAATAATGATATCATCTGTCACTTTACCGCCTCCTTATCCAAATACCGGATTTCCGGTCTGTTTCTGATAGTTGTTTCCTTCCTGGCGGATCACCTTAAACAATTTCTTTGCATCGCCTTCCAGATAGATGTGGAGTTCCTGTCCACGATCATTTCTGCCCTGCATGCTTTCAAAAGCATTCACAACTGCTTCAAATACACCTGCCCGGATTCCGGCAATGATCTGATTATTGTTTGCCACCGCAGAACGGTTTCCCATTCTTCCGACAAGCTCCGGTCCGGACTCTCTTGCCACGAACATTTCTCCCATACCAGGGAATCCGCCATTTGCGTACCAGCTCAGATTGAAACGTGGCAATGAAAATTTGAAGTTACCGATTTTTATAGATCCACCTTCCCAATCCCAGTTGATATGTGGCATAGGGATATGGATGCTTGAAAATCCATTTGCAAAAGTCTGAATAACATTCTGGCCAACTGTGTATAAGCTTGGAATTGCGTTTGCCACCTTGCCTGGTATATTACTTAATATTCCAGACAGAGAGCTCCAGTTGTTATTCAGGCCGGTTCTCATTCCGCTTATGATATCCCTGCCTTTCGGCGTTACTTTGCTTTTGATATCTCCGATAGCGTTGAAAGATTGAGAACCGATTTTCTTTACTCTGCTCAGGAATGTTGATTCTCTTACAGCTTCCCAGCCATTTTTCAGACCGGTGATCGCAGCATTTCCTTTCCCACGTAGCCATGTTTTGGCATTTCCAAGTTTCTCTTTTGTCTGCCCTGGGAGTTTAGCAATCCAAGACAGTACAGCTGGCAATCCTGCTTTCATACCATTGAACAGGCCAGATATAACATATCCGCCCTGCGTACGCATGACTGTTGATGGTGAATGGATTCCGAAAGCTTTTTTGAATCCGTTTATGAATGGTTTAAAAATGTGTGCCTTGATCCAGGTTCCTATATCTTTAAATGACTGCACAACACCATTTTTAAAGCCTTCCCAGGTGAATTTTCCAGCTTCTGTGAAATGCTTTATAATATACTTTCTTGCATCTGCAACTGCATTTTTAAAGATACCGCCAATAAATGCAGCAAACCCCCCAAATGCAGCTCCAATCGTTTCAAAAACTCTGTCAGCAATTCCGCTCCAGTCAATGTTTACCATCAGATCTTTTGCTTTGTTATAGATGGTGTCCCCCATGGACCACCAATCCATGTGTTCGATCGCTGAGATTGCAAAATCAAAAAAGCCTTTTATCCCATCGGATAAGGTCTGTCCTATTTTTTCTGTATCAATGGTTTTGACCGTGTTGGTTACAAGATCAGCCAGTGCAGTGCCCAAGCCTCTCCAGTTAAAGTTATGAACTGTGGTATAAAGTGCTTCCAGTCGTGTGTTAAAGCACTCTCCAACTGTTTTTCCAACTACACTCCAATTGGTTGTCGCAATCGCTGTATTCAGTGTGCTTACCAGACCAAAGACGGTATCATGTACGGTTCCTTTGATCAGATTCCAGTCAAGGCCTTCAAGAGCACCATTGATCCCATCTCCGATAGCTTTCCCAAGACTGTTCCAGTGGAAATTCTTTGCAAAGGTATCTACAAATCCAAAGGCTGTGTTCAGTCCCTTAGAGAATGTATTACCAACTAATTTCCAATCCGCAGCTTCAATAAAGCCATTCAGAAAAGTGGCAATGCTTTTTGCAATCTTGTTACAGGTATTCTGGATTTTACCCCACGGAATACGTTCCAGTGCTTCGTTGAGCTTATTGCCGACCATGGCGCCAAGTTCTGTAAAATCACCGGACTTCCAGGAATCTTTGATCAGTTTTGCGAGATCTTTGAAACGGCTCTTGATGGCCGTTGTCTGGAACATATCATTAACGCCACCAAGCGGTGATGTATCCGTTCCACTTCCTGTTCCTCCTGATCCGGAGCTGTCTGAATCATCGTTCAGCTTGTTGATCTGGTCGAATCCCAGAAGAGTGCGCTGATATTGTTTTGCCGCTTTTGATGCCGTATCCGCGTTCTTTGCATTATTCTTCAGACCCGTTGAGGTACTGTTAAGACTTGCAGCATAATCCTGATTGACTTTTTTGGCCGTGACCATGGTGGTTTTGCCTGTGAGGGCTCCCATCAGCTGGCCTATGGAATTTACCACGTTGATAACCGTCTGAATGAAACTGTTCAGAATTGGTGCTACAACATTCAGGATTGGTGCAAAGGCTGTGGCCAGTGAATTTTTGAGCTGTGTCAGAGAAGACATCAGCAGAGAAAGACTTCTGTTTGTTTCTCCACTGTACTGTGCAAGGTTCTGAAATCCCTGCTTTGCGCCATCTACAGCTCCACGGATCACAAAACTTGCAAACATAAATTTTGCAGTCATTCCGATCGTCTTCAGTATACCTGTCAAGCCTCGTCCGGATGTTCCCAGACCATTGAACGAAGATTTTGTCCTGTTAAGAAACGGGATTCCGGATGTGAACTTCTGGATCAGTGCAGCATAAGCACCGGAGCATTTCCGGATCACACCGATGAAGGAAGATGCAACGTTTCCAACACCTCCCAGAAGCTTTGTAAAGCCTCCCCACCCCTTCGAAACAGTTGCTCCTATTCCTTTGAAAATTCCTGTCCCAAAGTTCAATGCCTGTTTCGGAAGAGATACCGGCCGCTTTACATCTGTATTTGAGGATTCCATCTGTCTGGCCTTTGTTTTATACTCCTCTACAGCTATTTTCGCTTGATCAATGTCATATGTAAGGCTTTTCCATTCCTGACTTTCTTTTGATACGCCCAAAGCTTGGAGCTTATTCTTTTTTTCGCGATAAGCATCAAGTTCTTTATTTACTTTCAAAATGTCTTTTTGTATTTTTTGATATTCTTCTGTTGGCACCTGCTGAGTTGATTTTCCTGATTTTTCTAACGATTTCATTTTTTCTTCATACTCAAACAGCTTCCCGCGAGCTTGTTCAATATCGTATATAAGGCTTCTCCATTGCTTGCTTTCTTTCTTAATGCCCATCGCCTCAAGCTTTTCACCTTTTTTTTCATATTTTTCTATTTCTTCGTTTAAACTTTTAACAGAATTTCTGATTTCACGATATTCGTCTGTAGGGGTTTGTTTAAAAGCAGTTCCTGACGTTTCCATTTTGGCTGCAGCATCTTTGTATTCACTGAGTTTTTTTTCAGCTCGAGTAATATCAACTACAAGGCTTTTCCATTGCTGGTTCTCTTTAGATTTACCCGTGTTTTCAAATTTGTTCTGTTTTTCTTGTAGTTTTTCCAATGATTGCTGTGCTTTTGATAAATTTTTCTGCAATTCTGCATACTCTTCCGTTGGAACTTTGATGCCTGCCTTGATCTGGAAATTTTTCACAGGATTCCTGCTGAGCATTTCCCTGATCTTATTCAGAGTATTCCTTACCGGCTGCAGCGCCTTGCTTTCCATCCCCTTGAACGGATTCTTTACTTTCTCAGTTTCCTTCTGGATTTCTTCAACGCTTTTCTTTACTTCCCGCCGGCTGTTTTCCATCCCTTTTTTCAAAGGTTCTGTTGTAGCTTCAATTATCACCTGCATCTTATGAAGTGTGTCTCCCATGGTCTCACCTCCTCTCTTTTTCTCAACAAATTAATGCTTATGTCTATAGTTCCATTCGGCGTTGTACGCCCTTCTTTTTTCCATGTACTCTTCCCACTGGCGGGCTTCCTCTGCTTCTTCGTATGCCTTCTGTTCTTTTTTAAACAATTCCGGATAATAATCCCAGGGATGAGCTATCTTGCCATCTTTGGCAAATAACGCTGAGATATCTACTGCTATGACCTGGGCCTGTATGAAATTATCCATGATCCGCTGCTTTTCTTCTCTTAGCAGCCGCTTTCTTATATTTGCCAAAGTATCAAATATCTCATTTACAGAAAGGTTCCAGAATGTTTCCGCCAGGATCCCCATCTCAAGAGCTACCGGATACAGCTCTGAGAGCTGTTCTGACATCAGGCGTTCTCGATTTCCTCCAGAAGGGATGCCGCTGTTTTCTCCGGTAAAAAACCCGATACCACCATGAGCGGGATCAAAATCTTCTGATAGAGTTCCAGCTGACTGTTCCCTTCATCGATCCATGCGTCATACAGCTTCTGCACATCCTGATAATCAATCCCATGCTCCCACGGTGACATTGCTTCCTGGATGATCGTCAGCATCACGGAAAGCGGCGGAATATCATCGATCATATTCATGAGATTCTGTCTGTACTTATTTTCCAGGCGTCCGATTCCGGAAGCTTTCAGTTTCATCTTGAAGCTCCTGCCGCCTACATTCCAATAAGCAAAGGGCTGTCTCTTTTTCTTCTGTTCCTCCAGATTGACTACTTTTTCCTCTGAAGCCTGTGTCTCATTCTGGGCAGAAGCTCCGCCCAGATCCTGAATGCCTTCAAAATTCATCATCTTTTATTCCTCCTTACGCCGGATCTGTCTGTTTGATCTCAGACTGTACGGCCATGGTCACCTCAAACTCGATCACACCATTTACTCCACCGCCTGTACGTTTTACGGAAAACTGTGCAGTAAACTCGGTAACTGTTCCATCTTTTGTTTTTTCCTGGAAATCCCAAATCTCTTTTTTGTCTGCTGCATCTCTCATAAGCCTGTACGGGCTTCCGGCTTTGCTGTTGTCGTACTTCCATTTGTACTTCATATCCGGAAGGTCTCCAATGCCTTCCTCGTACATCTTGTGCGGATCTGTAAGGCAGGTGTTTTCCTCCTTATCCAGTTCCACTCCGACTTCCGGGATCTCTTTCAGTCCTGGAAGATCTGTGTAAGCTGCAGAGTTTTCTCCAGCTGTGTGTTTTCTGTAACCTAATGTTGCTCCATTTGCTAACATCGCTATTCCTCCTTATCTCCAGTACACGCTGTCAGAATCCATATCAATGATCCCTTCGTAGCGCATCTGTTTATGCTTCATCCCTGACGGATCCGGCACATCTGCACATGCGATCCGTTTCAGGCCTGTCACTTTCATCGCTTCATCTACCTGCAGAGCTGCTTCTGAAGTGCTGTGATTGTTCCAGATATCGATCCGGTATCTTACAAGGGCTTTATCCTCTCTCATTCCTTCAACATCGGAGCTGGCTTCGTATACATCGTTCTGCTCTTCGGTATACTGGATCGTTGAGCCCTCCGCCCAGGAACGTGGATAAGCATCTGAAACATTTTCGGACACCGTGCACAGTGCCGCGTACACCTGATCTTTTACATTCTTCATATATCCTCCAAATCTGACGCAAGGCTTCCGCCCAGCATCTTTAAGATCTGTTCTTCGTTATCCTTCATAGCCGGATACAGGAACGGATAGGCCGGATTTCCGCTGCATCTATAGAATCTTCCATCCGGCGTGTCCATATATGGCCAACGGTACTTTTCAGCCGCCCTTCTGTCTATCTGGCTTTCATGGATCCACCATGGCTGTTGAGTATAGACCGGAGTTACTTCCGGAGAGATGCCGGCATGTTTCTCCTGGCCTTTCGGTCCGGTTCCGAACTCTATGTACGGAGCATAAGCTTTGTCTGTCCAGCAGATCCCTGTGACAGAGTTTTCTTCCTCTGTAGTTTCCGCAAAAATGCTCTGCCGGAGTTCTCCGGTATCTGCATGGCAATTCTCAACTGCTGCTGACCGTACAAACTGGATCGCTTCTCCAACTGCCTGCCGGGTGTCCAACTCGGACACCTCCTGCAAAGCTTTCTCCACTTCATCAAATCCATTTACACTCATATCTTTTCCACCTCCATGGTAAGGAAACGATATGATTTGATGGATACGATCCGATAGTCTGGAAGCTGATCTGCTGCCACATATAGACAAATCCCGTCCCGTTCCTCTATATCCGTTCCATCTTCCAGGATATAATGCAGCCGGCCTTTTTCATCCGTCTGGATCTTATAGCTTCCCTGTATCCGGATATTCCGGATATAATTCAGTCTCTGGCCGTACTGCTCAGCCTGTACTTTTCCGGATGCCGGCCAGCTTTCTCCGGTAACAGAAGAGGCAGCACCATATTCCTCGCTGGTACTGCCTTCCTTATCTTTCTTTACCGTCATTTTCTTATGGAAAAATTCCTCAAGTCTGCTTCTTCTCAGTCTCATAAGTCTTTCCTCCTACTCTGGCCAGGCGATACCGGTTCAGCGTGTCGTAGATCTGTTTCGTCGCATCCTCAAAGGTATAACTCTCTCCGCCCTCACTTCTGGACTTTTCCCCCTCTGTTCCCATCCGGTTCAAAGCGATCACGGCAAGATCCCTGACTGCTTTTTCAAGTCCAGTTTTTAATCGTGTCCGGTTTGTGTAAGACAGTACGAAAGCTTCTGCATCATCAAGAAGAATCTCTATGAGATCCTCATCTTTTTCTCCTGTCAAGGTCTGAACTCTTTCTATGTCTTTACTTTTCGCCACAGGATCATCCTTTCAAAATAGCAAGCAGATCTGCCTTGGCAAGGGAAGATACACCAGTCAGGCCTTTCTCCTTTGCAAGAGCTTTCAGCTCCTCGACTGTCATATCTTCAATATTCTTGCCGGCTTTCTCTTCTGGTACTGTATCTGGCTTTTTTTCTCCCATTGGCATAAATCCATCGCTGATCAGCTTTTCTGCTGTTGTCCCATCAGCTTCTCTTTCCACATTTTTACGGATTAGTCTCATGCTTTTGCCTCCTGCATGCTCAGGTAGATGGAATCCAGTTTGTTGTCCAGAATCCACATATCATGGAAACGGCGGTAATCCATCTGCCATGCGTTCAGTCTCTGGTTTGTTGTCGGGTCGAAGATACGCATGATATCCTGTTTTGTGACAGCGATCGGCGTGGTTACAGGACAGATGAAGAAGTTCAGGTTCTTTGCAGATGTTCCTTTTTCATATCCGCCTTTTTCCTGACCACTATCTTTACCGTTATTGATCTTGATAGCTGTGTACATACGGTTGGAAGGCGTGGAAACCAGCGGTACACCATCTACAGAAGGAACCTGTGTCTGAATTCCGCCTTTAGAGAAGGTCACTGCAGTGATCTTGCCTGCAAGTTCCAGCTCCAGTTCCATAATAAAGTCCGGTGTTGCCTGGCAGATAAGAGCTCCGTTATAGTTTTCTCTTACCGCCTTGATTCCTTCTTTCAGCTTACGCAGGGCAGATGTTCCTGTTGCTCCTGGCACGTAAGATTCTCCGATCATTCCTGCCTTATCTGCAGTAAGTGTTTCTGTGGCCAGCTTGCTGATACGGTACGCATCGATCTCCGGAACTACCTGTGTCCTCTGGAACTCTCCCATAACTGCGCCGGCAGTCGGGATAAAGTTTGCCTCGTTGATATCCATTGGATCCAGCTGGAAGAGACGGCCACGGTCCTGTGTCATTTTTCTGGTCTCGTACTCCAGGGTAACGGAGCCGCGCTGGTATCCAGCCTCACGGTCATAGTCGCCCATTCCCTGAACGTTCATTTTCGGGATCTTTACTTCAGATCCACCGTTATAGATCACCTGACCGGCATTGGCATCCATCCAGCCAGTGGTTGCTTCCTGAATTGCAATCTTATCAAGCTGTGTCATAAATAAGGTTGCTGTTGCTAAAGTATTGATTGCCATTGTTTATTCACTCTCCTTTAAAAAATACCCATCATCGCATTGTATACCTGCTTTTCAAGGGCTTCCTGTGTGTTTGTTCCTGGTGCTTTTTTCGGAGGCTTGCCGCCCTTCAGCTTCTCATCGACTGCTTTCTCAACTGCAGTCTGGAACGCTTTTTTGACGGTTTCCATGGATTTCTTGCAGGCATCTGCATCTGTATAATTCAGTACTTCTGCAAGCTCCACCGGAAGTCCTTCGTCTGACAGGTTGTTCTTTGCTTCTGCCATGAGCTCACTTCTGGTTACTGCTGCCTCCCTGTCGGAAAGTTCCTTTTCTTTTTTCTTCTGCATGTACTGTGCTTTTTCTTCCTTGGTCATCTTGGCCAGCTTCTCAGCCTCGGAAAGCTTATCATCCGTCAGTGCCTGCCACTTCTCCTGTGCGTTTGTCACTGCCGTATTGACTGCCTTCTGGACACGTCTGTCAAACTCCGCCTGATTACCGCCTGTTTTCAGGAAGTCATCAAAAGATGGAGGATTATCTCCACCCTCACCGCCTGTACCTTCGCCAGATCCGCCGCCATTGCCCTCACCGGCCCCAGCACCGTCTCCGCCTTCTGCGAATAACTGCAGGTTCATCGGAACTTTACACATTGCTTTGAATACTCTGTTTCTCATATCTTTTCCTTTCTGCCCAGCCTATTCGTTCTCACGCCCGGGCCATTCAGTTTGTGGAATCCGCTTCTTTAACGCCTGGCGGAAAAAGGCATAAAAAATAAGACGCTTCACCCTGCGTCTCACCGGGAGATAATTGGATCACCTATTCCTTCCCTTTGGCTGCTGCCTTTGCTTCTCTCACTGCCTCAGCAACACCCTCGCTGATCAGATGTGCCCCTCTGTTTTCTGTTACTTCCAGAACAGTTCCCTTCTCAACTACTTCTTTTAAGCAGATGTCGCTGTATCTTTTGATGCATTTCACTTTCATTCTCTTCACCTCCCCTCCGTTGCGCCGGCGCAATTACAGTTTAAAGCACATGTTCTGAAACTTCTTATAAGCATCAAGGTATAACTCGTGCTTATCTCCGTTATATGTCAGCTCATAATACATTCCATCCGGCACAGTCGTGCTCAGAAGTGC